GAGCTATGTGCGAGTGCAGAACATTTACAATCCCGAAAACTTTGACAAGAGTTTGCGAGCTGTGGCTGCGTTCATAAAAGAACACACAGATCAATTCAAAAGTATTCCCACACACGAACAAATTCAAGCAGTGACCGGCATTCAGCTATTGCCACTCAGTCACGAACACACTGAAGGACATCATGACTGGTTCATGAAAGAGTTTGAGCAGTTTACCAAACGCATGGAACTGGAACGTGCTATTCTAAAAGCCGCAGACATGCTGGAAAAAGGTGACTTTGATCCAGTAGAGAAATTGATCAAAGACGCAGTACAAATATCATTAACCAAGGACTTGGGCACAGACTATTTTGCCGATCCCGAAGCTCGTATCAACAAGTACTTTAGCATGGGAGGGCAACAAAGCACAGGTTGGCCACAACTGGATCGATTGCTCTACGGTGGATTCAGCAGAGGTGAACTCAATATATTTGCTGGCGGATCAGGATCAGGCAAGAGCTTGGTCATGATGAATATTGCACTAAATTGGTTGAGCCAAGGTCTAAGTGGTGTTTATGTTAGTCTGGAATTGAGTGAAGAACTTGTTGCGTTACGCAGTGATGCCATGATGACCAGTACCGGTACCAAAGAGATTCGCAAAGACGTCAGCGGCACCAGTTTGAAGATTGCCATGGCCGGTAAGAAATGTGGCGACTATCGTATCAAGGCACTGCCAGCACAGAGCAACATCAATGACATACGTGCATTTTTGAAAGAGTATCAAGTGCAAACTGGCAAACGAGTAGACTTCATGATGGTGGATTATTTGGATCTATTGATGCCGATATCGGCCAAGGTCAGTCCCAATGACCTGTTTGTGAAAGACAAGTATGTGAGTGAAGAATTGCGTAATCTGGCCAAAGAACTCAATGTGTTGTTTGTTACGGCCTCGCAATTGAATCGTAGCGCAGTTGACGAAGTTGAGTTCAGTCATGCACATATTTCGGGCGGTATCAGTAAGATTAATACAGCAGATAATGTGTTTGGTATCTTGACCAGTCGAGCCATGAAAGAGCGTGGACAGTATCAAATTCAGTGTTTGAAGTCGCGTAGTAGTACCGGGGTTGATCAAAAAATTGATCTTGCGTTCAATATCGAAACCATGCGTATCACGGATCCCGGAGAATCTCAGGACAATTCGGGCGGGTATCGACCCAGTGCCAATATACTGAATCAGATCAAAACACAGAGTTCGGTGACTCCGGGCCCGGAAGTTACTCCAGAAAAGCCCGCCACCGGGCAGTTTAATAGTGCTAGACTACAACAACTAATTGCCGATAGAAAATCCCGAATAGAATAGATAGCTCTGGATAAATATAACTAAATTGGAGTCTATCTTGCAAAAGCGAGCTCGTAGCATACTTGATGAATTAGACACATTGTTGGCACACAAGGATCGTGAGAATCTTGTGGAAAGTCGTGCCAGTCATGTTATTCAAGGTGCTATAAATCTTATTAATTATATACGTGAAAACTACGAGCCCGAACAGGCCGACGAGTTAGAGCGTAGACTACTTAACAGCATCCGAACGCAAGAGCCAGAAAAATTCAAGCGCGGCGTTAGGAGAATGCGAAGTGAAAATTAATGATGTTATAAAAGAAGAAACACGAGTAAGTGACAACGGCACTCCTAACCGTGACATAGAGGCAGAAAAACAGAAAAATGCTGCTCGTACAACACAATTAACGCAGGCACCACAAGGTAACACACTGGGCGCAGTGGGCAATGTCAGTCCCGGTGATCAAGCACAAACCGGTGGCACCGCAGATCCCAATTTAGATCAGGCCAAGCCCGGTGACACTCCTCCAATCACTGCAGGTCCATCTAACCCTATCAAGATTGCTCTTGGTACAGGAACAGAAACTGCAAGAACTTATCCAGATGGTCGTGTTGAACTGTTAGATCCTAGAACTAACCAATGGCAACCAACAAGATCTGACAAAAATGATGAGATAAATCAAGCCATTGCAAAAGCCAAAGCAACAACTGCTGGTGCTCAATCCGCTACACCGGCTGCAAATACTACCGCTCAGACACCGGCCGCTGGCGCTAATAATACTGCCAAGCCTGCAAAACCAACAAATACCAATGCTGACACCAATCCTGGGTTTTTTAAATCTTTGTTCAACAAGAATGCAAGAATGCAACGTGGAGCACGGGCGCAGATACAAAAATATGCTCAACCGCGTATTGACTACTGGTATACCATGATTGGTGCTGATCCTTCAATGGCCAACAATCGTCAGGCCTTGCAACAATATGTACAGGGATTTATCAAGGATCGTATTCCACCAAGAGATGTAACTCCACCAACTGACATGAGTCAACATGGTGTGGCCAATTACATCACCGATTGGGTTGGTAAATTTACCACCACTGATGTAAATAACATTCAACGCAAAGGTGGCATTGGCACCTTTGGTGCACCCAAACAAGATTATGATCTAGATGTCAATGGTGTGAATTATCACTATTCGGCAACCAACAAGCAGTGGACTGATGAGAATGGCGAAACCTACCAAGAACCCGAGGATGTACAAAAGCTAAACAAATTGGCTTATCAAAAGATGAATCCGCAGGCTGCTGGAGCCGAAGCAGGTGCAACAATTGGTGGTATCAAATTACCCAAAGGTGTTGAGATAATCAGTCAAGAACCCATTATCGTTAGATACAAAAACCGCGACTTTGCCATGGACAATCGAGGAGATTGGACCATGCTGAAAGGCGATACGTCAAATTTACAGTCGTTCCAGGCCTTCTTGGATAAAGTAAGTGGCTTTAATGAAAGTGTTGACCTAGCCGAAGTGCTTTGGCAAAAAATGAAGCGAGCACAATAATGTATTTCTTAGTTGAAGGCGGCAACGCCATACCCACCAGCCGACCAGTTGAACAAAGTGATGTGGCCACTGTGGTCAAGATTGCCAAGATGGAGATGCCACCCAGCCTTAAAAAAAGCCTACAAACCGACATTGGTTCAGCCGGATACAAAACAGTTCCATCAGGTGACATTGACTTGATGATTGAAGCCGAAGATGTAGTCAACCTCTACCAAACTGCCGGCGATAAAGATCCAGTTAAGGCAGCCAAACAGGCCTTGGCCTCTTTCTTTAGTGCCAAGGGTATTGAAGCCAAGGTAAATGGTCGTAATGTCAGTATTGGAATACGGTACCCTACCAAGGCCGGTGGCGAAGGCTATGCACAAGTGGACCTAATGGTGGTTCAAGATGCCAAGATAGTTGCTCCCTGGCACCAACACGGACCAAGAGGCAGTTACAAAGATCCCAACTTCAAAGGCGAAAGCAATTTTATTCTAATGAACAGTATTGCCAAGCACCTGGGTTTAAAGTTTGATGCATTTGGTGCCAAATTGATGCGTCGTGATGACAACACAGTTGTGGGCCGTACAAGAAAAGAAGTGGCCAAGATACTGTTGGGTAATACTGCCAAGGAAGATGATTTAAATTCGGTCAAGAGCATGATTGATGCTCTCCGTAACGATCCTGACAAAGAAAGCAAACTGGCACAGGCACGTGCCGATGCAGTCAAAGGCCTAATCACATTGCCTGAAGCCGCACCACTACCGGGCACTGCTGCTTGGTTCCGTAACATGGGCCATCACCTATGAGAGCTAGAGAGTTTGTTGTTGAATCTAACTCGGTTGCACAGGCCTGGATTGATCGAGTGTACGATCAATTCCCGGAATGGACGTATGGTCGTGGTGATCGAGTCATGGTATGGGGCGAAGGCGAAGACCAACAGTTTGCAGTATTTGCTCTAAAGCCCAGCATGAGCAAGCGCAACGCAGTTGAAGTGGACTGGTTTCAAGCCTATCCGTTACGTAGCGGTGTAGGTACTCGTGCTATGAAAAAGCTACAAGACATAGCACAACAGGATAACATTACACTGACATTGTATCCTTGGGACAAAGGGCAAGTGAGTCAACGTGCCTTGACTGGATTCTATAAAAAGCAAGGATTTCGACCACAAGCTCGAGGCGCCAAGCACATGGCCTGGGAACCGGTACAGGAAGGTGGATGGGATACCAAATTGACACAAAACACAGTGTTGCATCCTGGCATTGTTGCACCCACACTCAAAGTGGTAGATCGTTTTGTACAGGCGTTTAATGCTTGGCTCAAACCGCAAGGCCTAGGACCAGTGCGTCGTGGTCGTCCCACTGGATCTAGTGCTTACCATGAGCTTGATACCGAACACAATCCCGACAAGATCTATGGTGACATTGATTTACAAATGATTGGTCCTGAACCTGAAGGCGTGAGTTATGGCCAATTCACTGCCTACTGGAACAATCTAGCTGATCGTTTTGTCAAAGAAGGACATGTTCCTTATGTGGACACAAGCGAAAGCAAGGCCGGTCATCCCATATTTCAAATTGGCAAACACGACTATGTACAGATAGATTTTATGTGGCATCCCGAGCGCCTGGAACATTGGGGAGCCACTCGTGTCACTCCCGAACACGGAGTCAAAGGATTGTTGACCGGTAACATGTACAGTGTGTTTGGCGAGATCCTGGACATGAGCATACAACATGCTGGAGTACAACTCAAGGTCATAGACAATCAGCATGTGCCGTTCAGCAAACAAAAAGGCACAACCACAGTCACAGTCACTACCAGTCCTGAAACTTTTATACTGGACACATTTAGATATCTAGCACAACAACAAGGAATTAAAAACGCCAAACCAGATTCACTACTGAAACAGAATGCCGGCAACAACATTGACGATGTAAAAATAAGTCGATTGGTAAATGGTGTTCGCGGATTCGCACTCAGTTGTGAAACCAACGGCATGTTTGGTCAGGGAGATCTAGCTGCTTTTAGTTCAGCCGGCGACTTCTTGAACAAGTTCTTGGCACGCTATGAAGAAAAAGCCATGTTGGATGTGAATGCCAAGAAACGTGACAAAGCAGACACTCCAACAGCCAAAGCTAGAGCCGAACAAGATAGAACCAAGGTATTGCAAGGACTGGAAATGGTCAAGGGGTATTTCAAATGAGATTAGATTTTATTGATTCAATATTGACCGAAGCAGCAGATGCAAGTCCAAGAATTCCACATCCCGAAGATGCTATCTTTACCAGTCAGGCCGAAGCACAAAAATACGAACGTGCACTAGAAGAAGCCATTGACAATGCCGGCAGTGTCAGTATCAAGTGGGATGGTGGTATTGCCTTGATATTTGGATATACTCCAGCAGGTGAATTCTATATCAACGACAAGTACATGCCTGAAGGATACTTTGCTAAAAGTCCTGCTGACTGGGAACGCTATGATACCACTGTGAAAAAGTCACGTACTGCAAGACCGGACCTGTACCCCAAGATTGCCATGATTTGGGAGGGACTCAAGGCCGACGTGGTTGATCCTGGAACTTACAAAGGCGATTTGATGAGCGTGGGCCCAACTCCCATGGTTGACGGCATGTATGAATTTACTCCCACAACAGTAAAGTATCGCATCCCGCCCAAGAGTCCGATAGGCACCCTGCTCAAAGACAAAGTGGGTGTTGTAGTGGTACATCAGCGAGATGGTGCGCCCTGGGATGGTCAAACTGGATTAAAAAACAACGGCAACGTGGCCGTTATAGCACCCAAAGCCGGACTCACTTTTCAACTCAATAGCCCAACTCGACTGGTAAATGCAGCTCGCAAAGCAGTCAACGGAAAACCTGGCGAAATAGCCGAGCAGTTTTTGGCCGGCATGGCCGGAGTGGCTAGAGCAGCAATACAAAAGTATTTCAATCACAAAATTACTGCACAGACCAATGAAGAACTGGTGCCTTGGTTGGAAAAGAACATAAATGCCAAACAGTATCAATTCCTAGTAGGCAGTGATGAAAAAGGCTATCTTGCACAAAATGAAGCAGGACTAAAAGCTCTAACTGACACATGGAACGCAGTTTACCAACTCAAAGAGAATCTAGCAGCACAATTAGAACAACAGGTCAAGGGCTTTAGTCAAACCGTGGCTGGCCAGCCCGGCGGCGAGGGTTTTGTGGTGCCCACCAGCGTGGGACTTATAAAACTGGTAAATCGCGGACAATTTGGCGCAGCACACTTTAACAAGTAGATTTTGTGCAGCTAGGATAAATAATTACATGCGCGAAAGCGTAACATTTTAAGGAGAAAACAAATGGCAATTCAGACAAGATATGCAGGCGATGCAAATGGTATTAACAACGTTGATGCGAAGTATGATGGTACACTAGGTACAATCATTTCTACAGGTTTAACAAAGAACCCAATCGCAATTTCTATCGTTCCAGGTAAGTCACAAACTTTCAGCGCAGCTGATTCTCAAACAGGTAACTCTGTTGAGACATTGCTACGTGCTTTAGCAATTGATAGCACAGTTGTAATGTATCAAGTTAACAGTGGCTCATTGAGCGTATTGTTAGAAGCAACTGGTGCAGGTGGCAATAATGGCGACACATACCAAGGTTTCAACAATGTTACAACAGCAGCAATTGGTACAGCTCTACAAACACGTATCCAAGCTATTGTTGGTGCAGACGGCGCTGGTAACATTGCTGCAACAAGCGGTAACGTTTGGGCAAATGCATGTACAGTAGTAAGCTCAGTTAACTTCAAACTAGCTACATCTTAATTTTTAGTCTAACTAAAAAGAAAAGAGCACCATTAATTGGTGCTTTTTTTATGGCCACTAAATACTAACATGAGCGAAGGATTATATTTCTATCAAGGATTTAGTCTTGTGGATCTAACTGCCACAGGAAAAACTCGTGGCAGTGATCCTGAAGATCTAGAACGCAATCAGCATCGTAACTGGGAAACAGTGCTACAATGCATGAGCCTTCGCACACAACCCCTGCATGTGAGCACACCTACACAAAGTGTTGAACCCCTGGAATACTTTGAATTTGGTGATTTCTACACCGGTGATCATGCGGTATGGGTCTGGCACTGGGCCATTGATCGTGAAGGCGTATACGA